ATGCCTGTTAGAAACTTAATGAACATTTAGTAAACCTTTTTTTTATGTATTCAAATGATATACTATCAACCCTATAGTTGAAACGATACATATCACAGAATTTGTTATAATGATTGAGGCAGACTTCCATCTAACCCCAACAATAACCCAGAATATAGAACCGACAGTCATAATAATTGGTCCCTCTGGGTGATGCCCTAAGGCATTAGTTCCTACCCCGATTACTACTATTGCTGTACTAAACCATTCTAGTACCCTCGTTATGTTCCAATATTTATCTTTATTCATAGTATTATTATACACCATTCATCGTATAAAGTCAAATTTTTCTCAAAGTTAAAGGGATGAGTTTAGTCATCCCATAGATAATCGTTGTATTAGGTAGGTTAATTGGCGTTAATCATTTCATACATCTCAACATTCATTGAAATCGTATTAATCAAATCTTCCAATTTATCTTCATTTGCTTGATATCGTATACCGATGCCGCCTTTCTCAATCCATTTTTCAACATTTTCAGGCTTATCATCGATAAGAACATTTGGTATGCCATCTTTATTTGTGGCATAAACAGGCTTATTACTAGAGAACTTGAGGTTCTCATTTTTTGGTAGGAAATCGTGCTTCTTTAACCATTCTGTTTTCCAGAAGGCAGAGTTTTTCCAATCGCCTCGGAGTGGAGAAGAACAGATTCCCCAATCAATGCTTGTCTCATTAGCAACTTTCTTAACAAAGTCAACTAACTTTTGTGACGTAGGATATAGAGCGAGTGTGTTAAAGAAATCGGTATTGGCTATCTCTTCGATGCTCAATTCAATGTCTTCTATCTCTTTCCAATGTGTCTTGCCATTCGTTTTGGCTAACCCGGTGAAAAAGTCTGCTATCACACCATCCATATCTAAGTATATTATCATATATTTTCCTCTTTATTTCTTATCATATGTATATTATACACTAACCACAGAGGATGTCAACCCTTTTCTTTACTTTTTTTCACCTTTTTTTTGATTATTTTCTCTGACGTGGCAGGTCCAATATCATCTAAGGCCTTCTCAATGCGGTCTAATGTAGCATTTGCCTTGGACTCTTCCGACTCAAATCCCCACACATCTTTAATCTTCTTAATACGCTTAATTTCTTGAATCATCCCTTTGGGAATTTGATGGATAGTTCCAACACAGAAATCGTCTCGGATTGTTTCGGTGAGGTATAGGGAGAGGTCATCTTCGAGGAATTGAATACCGTAGGATTCAAAGAAATTATTTGCAATCGGTAGGTCATCTAAATCGTGCCATCCATTACAGTAGTCTGCGGCATCTAGCCAAGTTACTTTTACCAACCAGAGAGGAAGGTGTTTATGCTCGTGTACGTGTTTACAACTCATAATCTATGTTCCATTTTTATGTTAACTAACGAAATAAGTGGGTTCTACGTTTTAGAAATCAATCGTAAACAAATGTCTATTACGCTTACGGATTAGTAAAACTTTTAGAATAGTATCTCAAATAGGACTTCCCCCATTGCCCGGGTCATTGGGTGTCTACAGACACCTTCTTATTATTCTGTCTGGCTTTGGCTTTGCCAGCCTTACGCATTGCCTTAGTCCATTTTCGACTAAGAGCATTTTGTTTTTCGTTACCTAATGGTTTCATTGTATTGTATCTACGCTGAAAGAAAATCCATCAACTCACGTTGGTGGGCTTGCTTTGCTAACACGGCCTTTTCTTTGTTAATTGTTTCTTGGTCCTTCTTCTTAGGCTTTAGTTTTTCGAGTTCTTCTTTAGTAATCTTGGCAGTCTCGCCGTCAACGACAACACCGTTTTTTGGATATGAATAGAATCCAAATCCTAGTTCCTTTTGCTTGAGTTTCGCATCAAACTTCACGAAATCTCCAGGTTTCAATTCCTCTTCTAATTCGAGGTAGAAACGAGGAATAGTACCAAATACACGGTACCCTCTAAAATCTTCGACCAACATCTTATAAACATAAGATTGGCCGTAATCGTATGGATTTGGCTGTTGCTTAATAGACACAACTTGTCCTATGACTTCGCCCTTTCCATCTTTCATCGGTACTAGCCTAGCAAGGCGTTCCTCGTTCTTTTCTTTGTATTCTAGGTCAGATTTGTATGACTTAACTACAGCCGAAATCTGCTTAACCGTTACGGAGCCCTTGTTCTCAACACGATAAAGGACGTCCTTGATGAAGTGGTTATTGCCATCGTACATCTTTACGATATCATTAAACGCCTCAACATCAGTTGCTAACTGAAATGTGGTATCGCCTTTAATAGTTAAATTCATAGGTTCTCCTACTCTCTTACTTTATTTATAATTACATTATACTAGATAATGAAGGGCTTGTCAACCCCTTTTTTGAATTTTTTTACGCTATTTCGTATTCGACATAATCTTTCGCTATATCACCAGCCATACTATTTCCGAAGAAATCTGTCGCTTTTTGATGGACATTATCAAAATCACACTGCCCATCTGCTACAACATCATTAACCCATTCTTGGACATCCATAACATAATCTTTCATTTTACTCATAATTTAATACCTCTTCATTAATCATTCTATACAAGTATTATAACGTATCCAAAGCGTGTTGTCAACCCTTTTCTTCGTTTATTTTAACATTTATATAAATAGTTCACAAAGTAGTTACTTTGCATACGATATAAAGGAGAAAACAGTGAATAAATCATCTATATTCGTCTCGGTCGCTGTGCTATTTGGCTTTTTATGGTCTGGAATTGCCGCAGCCGAACACGAGGCTAGCATAGGAACTGAAGCAGTTCCTAAAGACGAACAACAACAGGCTCCAACGGGAATCAGCAAATGGCCGACTTTTCTTGATTGTGGTCCGACCTCAGTAATTTTACAAGAATTTAAAGGTAATCGTGGCGAGAAAGAAATGCTTATGGGAATGGGTGTTATTCAGATTCCTGGCGCAAAAGAAGGCGATATGCCGAGAGCGATACAAGTACCAATAATGCAATATTTCAATATCAACACTACTACATTTTCATTAATTGCTCATCTTGAATCTGGAATGAGTTGTGTAGTATTATTTGGTGGGAATCTTCAGCCTGTGGAAACAGAAGAAATGAGTCCTAAGCCACAGATAACACCAGATGATTTGGATAAGAAGTTAGACAAGACTCAGCCCGTAGACCCTAGGGATATAAAAGTTGACCCTAAAGCGGAAGGCGGAGCGATTGCTTGGAACATATAATAAGAAAAGGGAACACCGGCTGGTGTTCCCTATCTCATCCTAGCCTTTCTTCGTTTTAGAACCGAAGTCTAAATCCTAGCGTATAATTTTCAGCACTGTCTTCAGTGATATGTTCGGCATTGGCATAAACCGCTCCGTAACCATTGAACTCGTGTACTGCTTCAAGAAGATAAGTATCAGTACCGCTTTCGATAGTTTGATATCCACCCTTGATTGTGTTCTTATCGTCTAGTCGTTTCTGTGCTACTAGATTGAATTTTCCTTTGCCTGGCTTCAGAGCGTGTTTCAATGCTCTTTCATAAGTCCCACCGAAGAGATAATCTCCCCAAGTGTAGTTTACTCCACCAAGTAGCGTGTTCGTAGATGTATCTTCATCTCTGGCAAAACCTGACACCATATTGATATTATCTCTAAAGAGGTAAGATGTTCCTACTTCCCAAGAATCAACTTTTGTGTTAGATGCACCAATATCTGTCGTTACTGTTCCTACAAAAACTGTGGTACCCATCTCATATTGTGCTTTGAGAGTTTGTCCTTCACGACCTTCATTTTGAGTTTTAAATTTATTAGGTCCCTCAAAGATACCAACTGTCGCTTCTCTGATTTTACCACGCATATTCATTTGGCGACCAAAGGTTAGTTCAAGTGGGCCCTTTTGATACCCCACATAAGCATCCTTAGTGTCAATACCATCATCTTTATCGTTTAGGTCTACGTCCGCAGAAATGCGACCGAACCATTTATTTTCACCGAAGCGACTATCTGTTAAGTCAACTCCGAAATGACTACTGTTAACGCCTGTCACAAAATCAGAATCACCCGATTGATTTGTTGTTATGGCTTGGTTAATTTCACCGAATAGTTTTGCTTCTAGCCCGCCCAAATCTGGAGATGGCTCTGCTATCGCTCTATTCGACATTACTAATGTCAATGCAACTAATGTTGCTGTCATCCAATTATTCATACTGTTACTGCCGTTTCCTTGTTTGTGTTACGTTAAGAGATTGAGTCATTACAGACCTCAATCTTCGTCACCAAATGGTGACATTGGAGGTTTTGGGGCTCGCCTTTCTGAGCCTTTTGCATTCTCCATATCTACCCTCGCGGTTGAATCCTTGTAACTCTTGAGGGTATTTGCTTTTGCAATCTTCTCAACTCTACGTATTCGTAGATATTCAGAATCTTGGTAAAAATTTATCTTATCTATCATCATATTCCTATGTTATGTACAAATAGTTGACAATTATCATCACGAAGGTGGCTCCGAGGACTGCCGCAAAGAACACTGCCCAAGATATGGTGAGTCCCCAAACAAAATCTCCCATTCGCTGGCCCAAAGAACGTCTACAGGCATTCCTAAAACTCACTTAAACCGCTTCTTAATAATTTGATATCCAGCATAGGCAGTAAGTCCGAGTAAAATAATAACAACTAACCCCATCATCTCATACGCTAAATCACCAGTGCTATTATCTATAACAACACCTTTAGTGCTTACTTCAATACGACAATCTTCGCATTGGGCTAGTGCGTCTGAAGGAGTCATTAGTGTCGCTCCTTCTAAGTGACTATTCGGTTTCAAATCGTGTGGCATTAAATTACTACCTCCGTAAAAAATCTATCTGCATTAATAGATTTATCGCAAACATACAAATCAAAATGTGGCTTTTGACCAACAATTAAGAATGTGTATTTCGCACCCCATTGCTCTAACTGTTTAATGGTAAGTTCAGTCCAATCAATTCCTGATTGTCCACCTCGCCCAGTCCAATATGTAATCTCGTGACCTTCATCGTGCAAAATATTTATACGGTCAATTCGGCTAGGTAATGGTTCAGCCGCATTATAATCGTGCTTTTCATCTGTTGTACATATAGTACCATCAATGTCTACAAAAATCTTAATACTTTCTTGTGTCATAATTCTTCCAAGTCTTGTAGGTGAGTATCTAAAGCACGAGTAGCCAATTGCAATTCAAGAATATAAAGTACAATTGCAATTCCAAACAAAGCAATTCCTAGAGTAAAGAAATATCCAAACTCTAATACACTTCCTGTATATCCAAAATACAAAGAAATTAAATTACAAAGAAATCCACTGGCGGCTAAAGTTGCAGTAATTCGATTAAGTGTTAACCGTTTTCGGAGTACCACAATTTGCTTTAAATATAAATTTGTTTGTTTGTCCTTCTTTGTTAACTTCTTTACCATTAATTCGTTATGTATCTTCCTGATTAATGTTGCAACAGTTGTATAACGATTACCAAAATTTATCATCATTAATGGCATTGCTGAACCTAAGGCGGCAGGCAATAAAAGTGTGGATTCATATGTCATTACTGTTTAAGCCTTGAGGATATTTTCCCACAAATAATAGGACTCTCTTTTAGAGCAGTCAATGTTTCAATGACTTCAACGGCTGAGTTTTCGCTAACAATAAGTACCATTCCGATACCATCATTAAATACTCGCTTCATTTCTTGGTCACTAATACTGCCCATCTTTTGAATCCAGTCAAATTCTTCTGGTTTTTCCCAATTGTCATCCCACTGAGGACGAAGGTTAATATCTTCGCCTAGAAGGCGTAGAACATTATCTCTACCACCACCAGTTATATGAGCAATTCCATTAACACTGCTTCGATGTTGCGATAGCAATTTCAATATGGTTGACGCATAAATTCGTGTCGGTGTTAGTAGTTTTGGTAGCAGGGCATCGGCTTCTTCTTGAGTAGCACGATACTTTTGTGTCTGCCAGACTTTACGAATTAACGTATAGCCATTGCTATGGAAGCCAGATGATTTTAGTCCAATCATCCAATCGCCTTCTTTAATATTCGTACCATCAATGAAGAGTTCCTTCTTGATAGCACCAACACCGAATCCAGCAATATCAAATTTACCCTTCTCCATCAGAGCGGGCATTAATGCAGTTTCACCTGATATCAAAGGACAAGGAACGCCTATCTCGGCTAATCCTTCATTGATACCTGCAATTAAATCTAAGAACTCGGCGTCTTTTAAATTATTTACTGCTAAGTAGTCGTTCATAAACATAGGAACAGCACCAGTACAAACGATATCATTAAATACCATTGCTACGAGGTCCCAACCTAGATTTTTGATACTAACTTCTGGATGGTCTTTGTTGTCTAGATAGAGTTGAATTTTAGTTCCAATTCCATCACAACTTGACACTAGATAATCTTCTCCGATATCTACTGCTCCAGCAAAACCACCTAACCAAGGCATTTTGCCTTGAAGTTTCACATTAAATACTTCTTGCTCGTATAGGTCGACACCTGCTTCTTGATAATCCATATTATATTCACCATCTCCCATCTGGACATTTAGAGGATGCAATGCGTGTTTTCGCATTTAACATACATCCACAAATGTCACAATAATTAATCCAACCTCGACCCATCAAGTCTTTACTATGCTCACATTTTTTGCAGATAGCAAGACGTTCTTTCTGAAGTTGCTTTACTTCATCACTATTTAGCATCTTTATAGAATCCGTTAGTCCCCATTTGGCTTTGTCCTCTTCACAATCTGGACATTCTTTTTCTTCATAAGTTTCCAAAGTCCAAGGATTTATTTTCTTAGCCATCGTAGTTCGGATGCTCCTTACCTTTTGTTACAATAAATGGGAAGGGCTTTACAGCATCCTTCTTCAACTTCTGCCACACTGACTCACATAGAGCATTGCGGGCTAATTTTGCATCGGACTTCTTAGTGAAGCCTGACTCAATAATCTTCTTGGTAGAAACTTGCTTAACAGCATAAACGTCCATAATATTATCTCTCTTCTTTAAGTTTATCTCGTAGTGCTTTTGCAACACGGTTTTTTGAATCTTTATCTCGCCTTCGTTTCTTTTCACTAGGCTTTTCATAGAACTCTTTTATTCGCAACTCTCGGAACAAGCCTTCTTTCTGGAGTTTCTTCTTTAAAATCTTAATTGCTTTTTCGACATTGTTGTTTCTTACTCGAACTTCCATCTACGCCTTTCTAAAGATTATCTGCTTCTGATTTATCTAATCTTAATTCTTGAAAGATAGGTAAGAACAATGACCAAGTGTCGTTGCTCTTGTCCTTAATCTTTTCGTTATATTTTACGGAAATTATCTTTCCGATAAATTCATCGGGCGATTTATTCCTGTCGATATCAGTAAGTCCTGAGCCAACATTTACCTTCAGACTTCCATCTTTAGATGTGCAACTCAAAGAACCAACTAATCCTTGATATTTTCCAGAACCTTCAACAATTGATTCTACTAAAAGGTCTGCTTCTAATTCGGCTTTCATCTTCACTTGGTATTTAGAACGCTTGTTCTCCCAAGGCGAATCACCATTTTTCACAATGATTCCTTCTTCACCAGCATCTAAAGCCTCGTTAAAGGCCGCTTCTGCTTCCTCATAACTTCCTACCATTTCTGCTGGAAGGATGTTAACTAAACTATCTTCTTGAATATTGTACACGGCTTGCATTCTTTCGTTCAGTACAGCAAGTCGGTCAAAGTATGGTATTGCACAATTTCCTGATTTAAAGTTCTCAAGAGGAATCATATCCCAAGCCCACATTCTTACTCGTGAGGCTTCTTCTTCTGATATGGTTCCCTTCACTGCTTTATTGAGAATGCCATTACCAGTCTTTCTATCTAATATATCTCCATTAGTATCTAGAACTAGTAACTCACCATCAAGGACAGCACCGTAAAAATGATTTAAGTCATCCAGTACGGCAGACTTATAAAATATCTTCATAACAAACTCATCGAAATGCCCGAGGAGGTCTATTTCACGTCCACTTCTTGAACGGACCTCAACTCCACCTTCTGCATTTATAAGGATATTTGCTCTCATCCCATCCATCTTTGTCTGAGCGATGGCAGGATATTTGATTGCTTTAAATGATTTTTGATTGAATGCACTTGCTAACATACAAGGGTAGGTGCTGATAAAATCTTTCCCAAACACCTTATTGACTGTTGCTATTGATACGCCACACTTCAGGTCCTTCGATACCACACGCTTTAATACTTCAGCATCATCTTCACTCAGTCTACCAAGAGTGTTCTTTAAGCGTCCTATTGCGGCGTTTCCAGTCTCTTCCCGTGACGTTAACACTAGCAGAGAACCCAATGCCCAGTCTAATGACATTGTTCCTTCTTTGCGAGTGTACTCGGGAATCTTGCGTTGGTAGTATTGAGTATACGGGTCCAGAGCGGCCTGTAATACACGTTTTAGTGTTGGGTTGTCCTTATTATCAGTAAGGACTTTTTCTTTAAACAACCTCGAATTATCAGATTCAAGTGTTGATAATATCTTGCTCACTTCCATCATTCTCTTTCTCCGCTATGTATTCAGTAAGTTCAGTATAACCCCCTATGAGGGTATTGTCAACCACTATTTGTGGTACTGTCTTGACTTCTTGACCTAGTTTCTCGAAAAGTTCCGGGACAGTTATATCAACATTGATAATCTGCTCGGTATATGCTATTCCTTTGACTTGTAATAGTGCCTTGGCCTTATCGCAAAATATACAATCTGGCTTACTATAAACAACTACATCTAATACTTTAAAAAATATGGGCATTCGTCACTCCTAAAAAAATAAGAAGGCTAAGGCGCCTACTGCTAATACCCAAGGCCATAACTTCCAGCCCAATCTAATTGATGCGACTACGACTACTACCCAAAGTCCGATGGTGAATCCCATTCCCAACATACTGAGAATGATGTCCATCTTATCGATTAAGAATTCAAAGTTGCCTTCTTCACTTATAATCACTTCCATAATATCATAGCCTCTTCAAATGTGGAGCGGGTAGTCAGAATCGAACTGACATCAAAAGGTTGGAAACCTCTTATAATAACCATTATACGATACCCGCCATTTTAAAAGTCTGTGATAACATCGACTAACCTGGTTAGTTTATTCATCACAAAATAATCGTACAATTTTCTTCGTGTTCCTGAAGGCTCTTGAGCAAACTTATTCTGAATATCGCTTACTAAGTCTTTAGGTATTCTATCAAGATTTACGAGTTGGTCATTTCTTTCCCAACGCTCGGTCATCTCGTGAGTTACACAAATCTCATCAGTCGATTGTGTCAACCAGATATCCAACTTCTTTTTAGAGATGGAATTCTGTCTGACTCCTTCAACAATACAATCGTCTTGGCTCAAGAAGTTTGGAATACCATCACCTCTATCACCACGAATGGTATGCTCTTTTAGATAAGCAACTGGTGATGTATGTTTAACGAACTTCTTCTGAGCAGGACTATACTGTCTCACTCCCTTATATTTATGCAGTTGGATAAAGTCTTTATCTGAGGACAATATCAAAGTGTTTTCTTTAGCGTGATGGTATTTACAGAGAACACCGATAACGTCATCAGCCTCTGCACCCATAACTTCAACAAACTTGTAAGGAAAATGTTCTTTCAATTCTTCTCTAAGTTTATCAAAGATTCTAAAGATTTCGTTCCAGTCAAAAGGAGAAGCATCTCGTCCAGCCTTACGTGCGGCTTTGTACAGAGGGAACACATCCTTTCGCCAATAGTGTCTGCTATCATTACAGATAACAATCTCACCGTAGGTCTTGGTGAACTGTTTACGATAGTTACGTATAGAGTTCAGCACCATATGTCGGAGCAAGTCTTCTGATACATCACTTTGGGTCTTCGCATTACTCATCAACGACCCAATCATAACTTGATTAAAATCTACTAATATCATCGGTTGCCTCGCTCTCGTACTTCAACTTCATCAATCAATTCCCAGATGAATTCTCTTAGGCCTTGAACATCATTAACTTTAACATCTTTCACTTCAAACTCTACGCCTTCTCCATTGGTGAATTTAATATAGCCAATTTCTAAGGAGCCATTATTTTCTGGCTTGGCATTCTCTTTCTCACTTATTTCATTAACAAATTCCATATCAAAGTCCTTTAAGTTCACGAATGAATTCTTGGGTCGTATCGATTTTCTTCCATACTTCTATCTGTTTGTACAGAGTCGTTCCTTCATTCTTCAGTCTATCTAGTTCATCATTACATAATGAGTAGATAGGCATCTTGATTAATATATCTATTATAACAGGTTCAAAGTGGTTTGTCAACTCTTTTTTTATGGTTTCCCTATTTTTATTCTTAAAATCTAGGGTTCCTTTCAAAATCATTTCAATGAATTTGATTTTCGCCTGTATCGTTCCGAGGGTACCAGTTCCTTCGTTAATGAGATATGCGTATCTCTCAACATATTTGGTAATACGATAGTCACAGAAATCCTTGATAATTTGAATAGGATTCTCATAGACCTTCAGTTTGCCCTCGTGATTGATGACAGTGATGTTCTCGTTAATCTTTTTTCTTAACTTGAACATCGATACAATCTGGGTAGGGGTCATCGCCTTACCACGTTTCAATGTAATATCGAAGTTGAACCCCGTTTTGTCACAGTTATCGATATACGAAACAATCTTGGCTTCATCTTCTAACTTGTCTAGCAACTGAACATATGTCTCACGGTTGAATCCGACAGGAACCTCTGTGATTTCTAACTTAGTCTGACCAGTGAGAATATATTTTCCCTCACAATAGACTGCATCTGCCTCTTCAAACACTTTGCCTGAGAAGTCTGGATAGAATGGCAACAGAACAGACTTGTCGATATTCTTCCCACTCAGATATGCAGAACACAACTTGGCAATCTCTTTCGGATTACGTGGCTGTATCTCTGTAGCAAAACCGACAGCGATACCTTTGATTCCATTGACTAGCACCCAAGGGATGATAGGAAGATAGAACGCTGGTTCTGGGTCTTCTGGGTCAATGCTATTATCAGCAACCATCGTATCAGCAAAATACTGCTCAAAATTATTACTCATTTTGACATATGTGTATCTTGGTGCGGCGGCATCTGGAACAAGCCTAGACCCGAAACTTCCTTCTCCCTCTAGCAATGCAATATTATTCGAGTGGGTCTGAACCATCTTTGTGATTGCTTCATTTAATGAGGCATCACCGTGATGATAATTAGCAGTCGAAATTGTATTACCACTGAGAGAGGCAGTTTTGATTCTTCCATTCTTAGCAGTCTTTAATGCTGTATAGAGAATCTTCCTCTGAGACGGCTTTAAGCCATCAATAAGATGCGGAATTGCTCGGCTATAAAGAACATACTTGGAGTAGTCTTTATACTGATTATCAATAAGTTGTGTTACATTCATCATACCATTAACCATTGCTTCCTCGGGATTGGGTTCTTGCCAAACGCTGTTTCTAATGAAGTGTTCGCTCCACTGTCGTATGCAATCACTTCTGTTACTGGGTCATTAATCATTAGGTCATACTCATCTACTGATAAACTCCCTAAGCCTTTATTATACTGTATTTTCCAGGTGTTGTCAAGCGATTCCGCAACAAAATCTTTTAAATCGTAAAATCGTTTGATTTGCTTGCCTTTCTTGGCAACCACGATAGGAGATTTGATTAGGAGAACTCGCTCATCATCAAACAGTTCCTTCCAATTAGAGAAGAAATTTACCAGCAGTGCGGCGATAGAGAATCCGTCATAATCCGCATCCGCTAGGATACCAATCTTTCCGTAGTTCAAATCGTCTGCGGGTTCACCTAATTGAAGTCCGATAATGGACATCAATTCAGATAATTCTTTATTCTTCATAATCTCAGTAGGCTTCAATTCACGTACATTTCGAGGTTTACCACGTAGTGGGAATCCACCGTGAATAGCCGTCTTACGTACATTAATCAAGTTACTGATTGCAGATTGACCCTCTGTAATAAACAGAATTTTATCTTCTGGATTCTTGCTTGATGCTGATATGTGACTAGCAACTTTTGCCTTTTTGGCATTCTTATTTGCTTTCTTTAATGCACGTTGGTCAGCCAATTGCTTTTTCAACATAAGAGCCTCTATGATTGGCTCGACCAATTCTTCATTTCTCATAATACGAGCAATGAATTTTTCTTCGGTCACACCATCAAATATTGGCTTTATCTCATTGGCATTATTAGTCAATCGCTCTTTCGTTTGGCTATCAAACTTTGGGTCACCAACCGAATTAGTGAGTATCACAAACAATAATGAATTTTTAATATCAGAAGGTCGAATATCTAAACGGTACTTCTTTTTAATGGCATCTTTTAATGCGTTAGCAATATCATTAGAGACAATATCACAGTGGACTCCACCACCGAAGGTGTCAATCCCATTAATAAAACTGATAGTCTCCATAGACTCGGATGGTAAGACAGCCACTTTAAATTCAGGCTCTTCAATACATTCATAAGCATCTCCTATTTTTTTGAGATATTGCTTGAAAGTACCTGCTTGAACAAGCAACCCATTATATTTAAATTTGATTTTCGGAAAACAAACAGCAAGGTCATTGACTCGTTTTTCAATAAGCCCCTTGTGGTCATCATCGACATTTTTCATACCTAGTCTATCGAAATCTGCAAAGTATGAAACCGTTGTGCCTCGTTCTCCTTTAGACTTTTCTATCTCAGTATCTATCTCATTCATATTACCAGTACAGTGTAGACGAAAATGCTTCTTGCCGTCATCTGTATGTGCTATGAATTTCTTCGATAGGATATTAACTAAGGTAGAACCTAAACCGTGAGTACCGATAGATACGTGACCCTCGTCCTCAAAGTTTGCACCTGCTCTAAGATTAGTAAACGCCTGTTCGGCTTGAGTTATTCCGCTTCCGTCATTTGAAATGACCACTGGAATACCTCGACCATTATCAGCCACAGTAATTTTGCCATTGTCTTCTAATCGTATTTTGATTTCATTAGCGTGTTTGAAGTCGGTCCTAAAACCTTCATCGATACAGTTACTAACAATCTCATCAAACAATTTTAAGAACGCAGGCACAATTTTTACCTGTTTCTTCACGATTGCCCCGTCCTGCATCACCCATTTGTTGTGACTACCAACTGTGGTGTCACCAACATACATACCTGGGCGATGTAGAACGTGGTCTATTTCGCTTAGAACTTTAACATCATTCTTCCGCATTAATTATACCTATTGTTATTGAAAAGTTGGGTATTGAATGCCTTCATCAGTAAAGATGCTTTCTGGAAATTCGATAGAGATTACCGAATCTAGTCGAAATGAACGCCATCCGTCAGCGACCATATCATAGACTGCAACTGTGTTGGGATTAGGTGCTTTTGCTGGAGACTTAGGCTTATCAGAAGCCGCAGTTTCAGGCGCACGTTGGGAGAGAACTTCATTGAGCAATGTACAGGACATTACTCGTTCTGAGCCATCTGCTTTTTTGAATGTAACCTGAGCCACATCATTTTTAAGCATCTCTACCACATTATCTCGTGATAAAGTCTTTTGGACTCCTTCGTCAATCATATTGATACTGTACATATATTATCTCCTTCAAGAACTTACATTATATAAAACTAGTCAACAATCTTTTAAAGGCAACTCATTTAATCTATGAGAGGTCTGTTAACTAACTTACAAGATACATTATACAGACATTATAGGGCAATGTCAACCCTTTTCTTCACTTATTTTCATTTTATTTTGTCTGACCTCTTCTGGAGTCAGTAAACCCTGCTCCTTGAACCAGGCTCTCGCCTCTGAAGTCATTTCTACAGGAACAGACACATCTGGCATATCGTGACATTCACAGTCTGCTTGACAGTCTGGGTCATCCTTACTCATTGGAGCCTTATATGAGGCTGGTACCACACCGATACCAACAGTTCGGTCCCACTCTCGTTGAGTGTACCAAGCATTTCGTCTACTCATCCTCGTTCTCCCATTTATCCAATTTAGAATTCTTCTCATCATCCCATCTACCCACTTCCATTTCACCAGTTTCAGGATGCTCATATTGTGAAATTAACTTCAACCTAGCCAAATCATCGAGGCATTGATGTATTCCAGTAAGCACCCCCTCTTTGAATCCAGAGCGGTATGAGAAGTAGGCTGATACAGCCACCATAAAGATGCTCATCAGTTGCCATTTCTCTATAAACATAAGTCTATCTCCTTTATCATTATAGTATTATACTGTAATTCTGAAGGTTTGTCAACCCCTAATTGAATTATTTTTTGAGAGTAAACGATTCCCCACAACCGCAGGTTGCATCCTCATATGGATTACTAAAGACAAATCCTGAGTTTAGCCCTTCTCTCTGATAATCGATATCAGTGCCGTCCATCATTGCTAGTGCTTTATGGTCGATTAATACCTTGACTCCTTTAGAATCAAATACCATATCTCCATCAACAATCGTATCAGCGTACTCTAATTGATATGCGTATCCTGAGCATCCTGTGGTCCTGATATTAATTCTGATACCTAAGCCAGAACCCCTTTCCTTCAGGAAATTGGTCACTCGTTCAGCGGCAGTATCAGTTATCGTTATCACTAATGTTTTGACCTGTAATCGGCAACAGCGGATTTAATTGCGTCTTCGGCTAATACACTACAATGAATTTTGACGGGAGGTAATGCCAATTCATCTGCAATAGAGGAGTTTTCAATTGTCTGGGCTTCATCTAATGACATACCTTTGACCCACTCTGTTAAGAGAGAGGATGAGGCAATTGCTGAACCGCATCCGTATGTTTTAAATTTTGCATCTACAATTATATTATCTTCGACTTTAATTTGGAGTTTCATTACATCACCACAAGCGGGTGCTCCAACCATTCCTGTTCCGACTGATTCGTCCGCCGGGTCCATCTTGCCCACATTACGTGGATTTTCATAGTGGTCTAATACTTTCTCTGAATAAGCCATAATTTTACGTCCTAAAATAACTCCAAACAACATTGCTTGGATGTCCTTCGATATTATCTTGTCCATCAGTAGTGTGAAAAGTTGTATTCGGATGGAGCCAATGTGTGCCGTTATGTGTCTCTGTGAATGTTGAAGTGAGCCAACTCATATGTACAGTCGCCAGGCCACCGTGATTTCCACCAAGAAGTATAATGGGATAAACTTCTCCCTCGACTAAATTTATATAACCAGTAGCCAAAGTGTCACCGTGGCTGCCTGGTGCGGAACATAGGTCATTGCTTGCAGTAATTGTGCTTTCAAATGAATCTACGTCA